TTAGCCGAAAATTCTTTGAATATCTGAGCGAGCATTATCTCTCATTTCATCCGAATAATGTATATATGTATTTATGATTGTAGTGACAGTATCACCTAATAATGTGGCTACTGTTTTAATGTCAACACCATTTGCCAATAAAGTGGTGGCGTATGTGTGCCTAAAATCATGTGGACTGTGACCGCTAATATAATAGGCGATATGAGTTTGTAAAGTGGATGGTGAACGAATTGGTATAATTCTATCTGTAGTCACAGTAGCTTTACATTCTTTTAATAACTCTAATAATTGGTTCGGAATTGGAATGATCCTAGTACTATTTTTAGTTTTTAGCTCCCCAAAACCGTAATTTCGTTTTTGAGACAATAGCACCCATTGCTTATTGATGGAAATCGAGGATTGTTCGAAATCTATATCTTCCCATGTTAAGCCTAGCAGTTCACCTATACGCATTCCTGTATATTGTAAAATTTTGACGGCTAAGCAATAAATGGATGTGGGATCCACGCAGGAATAATAGGACGATAATTCCGCAGGTGTAATAATTTTAACTTTTTTACGCACTGGAGTTTTTTTTATTGTTAAAGACACAGGATTTTTTGAAACAAGATTATATTGCGTAATTGCGTGTGTAAACATCGCTTTAAGCTGTCCGAATACATAATGCTTAGTGCTATCTGATAAGGTGCTTTCACGAGCCACAGAACGCACCATTTGAGGTGTTATATCTTTCATCTTGATGTAATGGAGTTTGTGCAGATGTTTTATTGAGTTTTGATAGGCTAGTATTGTATTAGGTCGCAACGAATCTTTCACATCGTCAAAGTACAAACGAGTAAACTCAATGAACGTCATATTGGCCAATTCTTCATTATTGGTCAGCAGTAGATTCTCTTTGATCTCTTTCACAATGACATCGCCATAATCTTTAGCTTGCCGTTTGGTAGCGAACCCCTGCTTGCTTTTTTGTCGCCATTTGCCATAGCGGTCTTTATAGCTAACGATAACTTGCCACCCTTTATCTTTTTGACGGGTCGATATAGAATAACTAGCCATGATTGCTCCTTTCAGTGGGTATTGCAGAAAATGCAAGTACCATGTATTGGAAATATTCCAATAGTTGAATTATATAAAACATATGTTCTTAGTAGTGGTAAAAAATAAAAGCCTACAGGCTGAAAGTCTTTAGATCCGTAAACTCTAACGGTATTCCATATTCAGTTGCAAGGGCGGTACTGGTGAGACATTCACAGAAGTTGATACACTCATCGGGTATTAGTAATTCTACTGCAAATGTATTTGCCTCACGTTCTATTTTATCCACGTTGGTATGGGTGTAATGGTGTAGATAAGGGGTATTGCGGTTAGGGTGTAGGAATATATGCCCTAATTCGTGGGCGACTATAAACGGCACATGGTGATCTGGTGTAGAGGAATTAACGCATATACACCGTATGCGGTTACTGTAAATGCAATAACCGCCTATGTTGCCTAGTTCGCTATATATAATTTGAATATCCATCTCTCTAGCTAGTCGAATAGGGTCACGAGTACCGTATTTCTTGACTAGCTTTTTTATTATATCTTTAATCAAACGACATCTTCCTTAAAGTTGTAAAGTGTGGATTCTAAACCCGTCGATTTCGATGGGTTTAAAAGGGGTCGATTTCGCCCCCTTTAAAAAGTCCATTTTGTTGAGGTCAACAAATTCGTAAGAATGGGCTATTTTCGGCACATCTTTAGTTGTTATTGTGTACATCGATAAATAGCTGACAGCAACGATTGGCTATTCCAATTAATTATTTCATGGGCTACATTTTGCAAAATCGTAGGCATATTGGTATTTCCACGAGGTTTAATGGCAATAATTTTCTTGCCCATTCTTACAGCTTCATCAATTTCGTGTTGAATCCAATAACTGTGATTAGTGTACATACCAGCAATGATAATTACTACACTTGCATGACGTATTTGTTCTGTAAGTTGTTCTTTCAATTTTTTTGTGTTGTTTGCGTCTAGTGGGTCATGTTCTGGTACACTATAATTGTGGTATACTAAATATGATGCATCTAACCAAATTTTAATAGTATAGTAATCTTTGCTATACTTCCATGCATGGCTAATAAAAATATTAATCATGTAAATTCCTTTCATCGGAGGTGAGTATATGAAAAAAAAGTTTGTTAAAAAGCCAGTAGTAATTGAGGCGTATCAAACAGATAAAGAAATGGTTATTCAAACATTAGAGGGACCAATGCAAGCCAGTGTTGGGGATTGGATTATTACAGGAATCCGAGGGGAAGAATACCCATGTAAACCCGATGTATTCGCTAGAACGTATGAGGAAGTGCCAATCGACACACCAATTACTGACTATATCTAAATATCAATAGTGAAAGCACCTACTTTGTATAAAGTGGGTGTTTTTTTATTTGCGATATTTGTTAGGTGTGAATTTCTCCTTGGCTTTCAATTTAGTAATCCGCAGTGCAGATTCTAAAGACGCACGGAGCAGTTCCCTTGTTTCGTCATCCATCTCACCATCGCCGTTGTAGAAAGCAAGACCCGTTTCAGAATCCAAATCATTCATAAGCAGTTCAAGCCGTTTTTGAATGTCCCTTTCGTCACGTTCGGACAGAGTAGGCTTGAAAGCAGGTGAGGTAGTACCATTAATTAGGTAGTCTGTGGATACGTTGAATATTCCTGCTATTTTTTGAATGGTAGCGGTATCTACCCTCCGTTTACCATTCTCCCAAAGTGAAATCATTGCTTTTGTTGCTGAAACCCTACACCCTAAATCATCTTGAGTCATTTTATGTTGTTTGCGTAAATTCTTAATTCTATTACCTATTGTTGACGTATTCATAATGTAAACTCCTTTATACAAATAGTAACATTATGTAAATATAAAATAAATGGACAATTTGCAAACTTTTTAGTTGACAATTTGTATACTAAGTTATATAATGTTTACAAGATGATGATTAATAGAAAGGAGGATGCAATGGGGAATATTAAAATACAAAATATAAGGGTTCAACTTGGATACACCCAAGAGGAAGTAGCAAATATGATTGGAGTTACCAAAGGAGCGTATTCATTAAAAGAAAATGGGCATAGAGGGTTCAATCAAAACGAACTACTAACCATTTATAAGAATTTCAAGTTACGAAAAAAGAACCTAAACATGCAAGATTTTTTTTAAACAAAAAGTTTGCAAAATAGAAACTTTTTAATAAGGAGCAGAAACATGACAAGTTATGAAAAATTCGTTCTAGACGAATTGCTCAGAACACACACCAAGACAGTGGTTGTTGAAAGAGTACAAGGAAAAATCACAGAGAGAACTGAAAATGCTATGAAAGAGTTGCGTAAGTTGATGAAAGTAGCAAAAAAACATCTCAATAAATCGGAGATGGAAATTGTCTACCAAAACATGAAAAAAGCAAAAATCGAAGGATTGGAGGAATAACATGGCACTGATTGGGTTAACGAAAGAACAAAATGAAGAATTACGAAGAATGCATGTTAAGACAATGGATTCTGTAGAAAGATTAAAAGAGATAGCTAAAATGGAAAATTCATTAGCAGATGATTTAGCATTGATTGGCTTTACTCAAGCACAAACATATTTAGAGTTAGGGGATTTTGAACAAGATCCAAGAATTCCCAAATAAGGAGTAGAAATATGAATGAATTAGAAAGAGTAAAACAAAAATACGAGGAATACATAGGTTATGCTGAAAAATGGTTACGAAAATATAAGGAAACTAAAGAGGAGATTTTTAAAATTGGATTTGAGCTAAATATGATGCAGGTAGGGGTATATATTGAATTTTGTGGAATTGAACCCGACTCAAGATATTTAGAAATGAAAGCGGAATTGGAAACATTGAAATAAGGAGTAGAAATATGAAATTAATTAATCTAACCAAAGAACAAAATGAGCAACTGCAAGCATTGCACGTGGCGGCAATGGACGACTTGGAAACGATAAAAAAGTTAGAGAAAATGGACAAATCATTGGCAGATAAGTTAGCATTGGCTACTTTCACTCAAGCAAAAACATATTTAGAATTAGGGGATTTTGAACGAGATCCAAGATTTCCTAAATAAGGATAAGGAGCAGAAATATGATTATGACTGGTGAAGAGTTCACAAGAACATTAACAAAAGAACAACGGGAATATTTACAAGAACGATATGAAAAGCAGTTAGAAGAGGCGATTAAGTATTTTGAGCGTTATAAGTATGTTCAAAATAATTTAAGAGAATTGGTTGGGTTCGAGAAAAAATATTATGCGGCAAATTGGTTTAGATTCTTATTGGGAAGTGATACAAGTGATTTAAGTAAGAAAGCTTATGAGTATTCAATCGATGTAACTTTTGAGCTTTTGAGATTTGATAAGGAGTAGAAATGTGAACAAATTAGTAAAGTTTGAAGAACCGAAAGTTGTAGATGGATTCACATTCCATGAAGGCTGGTGGGGAGAGTTCTCCCCTACTGGTGAATTGGTGATGGTGTATGCGTATCCAAGGGTAGAAGTTAATAATTACGATTGGTCGTATTCTTGGAAATTTGCAAAAATCTTTTATCCGATGGATGGTGGATTCGTTGGAGATTTGGAACTTGGGTATAAACTCCCTGCCGAGGTAATGGGCGATTTTGATGTAGTAGCGGAACAAGAAATGTTAGACCAAAAAGAAACATTTCTTGAGTACTATGGAGAGTAATATGGAGAAAAGAACATACACAGCTGAGGAAGTGATGGACATGCTTCATTGTTCCAAAAGTACCCTAATGAATTACAAATATAGGGGTGTACTGCTACCGATTAAAGGTGTAAAGCCTATGGTATACAGTGCCAAGAATGTACAGGCATTCATTGATGGGGGTGAAGAGTTTACCCCTTGGGAGTTTGAAAATTTAAAACGTGAGAACAATCGACTACGAGAAGAAAACCGCCGATTAAAAGCGAAGTTCTTCAAGGTTCAGAATGTGATTACAGTCGAGGCAGGTGATCTAATAGAACAACTTGCTTACTAACAACATAATATCAAATAAATGAGGTGGCAGAAATGAACGGAAGTGCAAGAAACCCACGCAGTGAATTTGAAAGTTCGCTACGAGGAACAATATTAACGCAAGACCAGTTCGCTGAAAGGCTATGCATTAGTAAGCGAGCGTTTCTGAAATATCTATATGGTGAGTTATATCCGCCGTGTGATGTGATAGCAAAAGCTGTAGAAGAGTTTGACGTACATTCTATGGTGCTATATCACCTAACCAATCAATGCCCTATAGCTAGGGTGTATGTAAAGAAATTAAAGGAGTTGATGAAATGAAACGTAAAAAAAGAACCCATATCCGATGGGATAGGGTTATAGCGGTGGCGATGATTCCACTAGTTCTAGCATGCATATATTTTAAGGCAGTAGAAGAACCAATTGAATATTACGATACTACGGTGTTAGTACAAGAGGGCGATACCTTATGGGGGATTGCTAAGGACGCTGTAGGGGAAAAGGTGGACGTACGTTACACTATCCGAGATATTATCACAGAGAATAATTTAGATAACGCAAATATTCGCCCTGGCATGACGCTCAAGGTTAGAGCGATTAAGGGGGCAAAATGAAACCTTTTAACGTTCTAAGAGGATATATAGTGAGGGCTAATATTACTCAAATGGAATTATCCAAATTGGTAGGTATTTCACATGTTGCTTTATCCAAACGATTAATGTGCAAAGCTGAATTTACTAGAAGAGATATGTTAGCAATCCAAAACGTATTAAACAGACGTTTAGGCATGCAACTAACTATTGATGAATTGTTTTTTAGGGATATATGAGTTTTAAAAGAAAAGGTAGTGAAACATTGAAAGGAAAACACAAATATGTGGCCAACGTGATTGCCTGCGTTCCTTTGTTGGTCAAGGTGAGGGCAGACGATACAGAAGAGGCTATTGATAAGATCAAGGCGGTAGTATATCAGAAGTTCGATGTAAAAATCCACAAGGTAGTATTCAGAACATTCGGAAAATTAGAATAGCACTGAAAGGAGGTGAGTATATGAAACAATGGTACGCCGTAGAGGGGTATGTAAAAATTCCGTTCAACATTGCGGTACGAGGTCGAAACCTTGAAGAAATCCAAGAGAATGCAATCGAGGAATTGACACGTAAATATGATTGCGATGCCGAAAATTGCAGGATTGATTATGTAACAGAGGAATAAAAAAAGACCCTCAAAACTGAGGGTCACTACTCCGAATAAGGAGCAGAAATATGAACTACGTTCATTATACCACAAGTTAAATTAAAACACTAGGAGGAACAGACAGTGAAATTGTATGAATTAGCAGAGAATTATCAAGAATTGGCGAATATGTTAGAACAGGTTGAGGTTGGATCTGACGATTGGAAAACAATACAAGATACTTTAGACGCAACAGAGGGTGCGTTTGAAGAAAAAGTGAAAGCTGTATGCGTTATGGTTAAGCAGTTCAAATACAATATGGAGGCTTGCAAAGCTGAAAAGAAACGGCTTGATGAAGTAGCCAAGGGGTATGAGAACAAGGCTCAATGGTTAGAATCCTACTTGCAAGAACAGTTGGCCAAAACTGGAAATCTTAAAAGTACTATGTTATATGGTCCACATAAATTGACATTCCGCAAGGGTGTATCTACAGAGGTAACAGACGTAAACGCACTACCTATTGAGTTCTTGAAAACAAAGGTAGAGGTTGACAAAACAGCTATCAAAAAAGCATTACAAGAGGGCATTGAAGTTACTGGGGCGAGATTGATTGATACAACATCGCTCAAGGTAACGATTGGAAAGGAAGATAAATAATATGGATGGAGTGAACATATACCAATCATTGGTGCATATTCAATCGAATTTAAAGGCACCGAAGAATAAATTTAGTGATTTTGGAGATTACCATTACCGTAGTTGTGAAGATATTTTAGAGGGTGTAAAACCACTACTACAAGAAACAAAAACTTGCCTTGTTATTAGTGATGAAATTGTAATGATTGGTAATCATAACTACATTAAGGCAACGGCTACATTATATAGTGCAAATGGTGAACAGATATCTAATAGTGCATTTGCAAAAGAACCGTTAGAAAAAAAGAAGATGGATTCAGCTCAAATTACTGGGGCTACATCTTCCTATGCACGTAAATATGCATTAAATGGACTATTTGCTATTGATGATACAAAAGATGCTGATACAGATGAATATAAAAAAGAGGTTGAAAAAAGCACTAACAAAACCACACCTAAAAAAGAAACAAATGCCATGAGAGAAAAACGAATGCGAGATGAATGTTATGACACTATAAAGTTATACGCTGCTAAAAATCATATAGATAATAAAACAATATCAAATCAAATTCATGTGATGTTTGGCAAACAATCATCTAAGGATCTAACAGTAGAAGAATTGAAAGCACTTACGGATTGGGCTACTAATTATGAAGTGGCAAGTTGATAGCTTGCAGATTGTCAAAACTCCAGTGGGTGCCATGTTGATGGTGCCCGCAGGGGTAGAGGTACTCAATCAGATCCAACAGGACAAGAAATACAATATAGAACTAAAGCTACATCGTGAAAGACGGTCACTGACTGCCAACAGCTATTGTTGGGTACTTTGTCAAAAGATAGCTGAGGAACTTTCAAAGAATGGCACATATACGAGCCGTGAGGATGTATATAGGCAAGCTATCAAAGGTTGCCAAGCCTTTACACCTATGCCAATCAAGGCGGAGGCTGTAGAGCGATTCACAGAAATATGGCAATCCAATGGGATTGGGTGGATCGTTGAGGATGTAGGAAACAGCAAACTAAACGGCTACAAGGTCATACACGCTTATTATGGCAGTAGCACCTATGACACCAAAGAGATGGCAAGGCTTATTGATTGCTTAGTATCTGAGGCTATTCAGTTAGGAATAGAGACAAAGACACAACAAGAATTAGATAGTTTGCTTGAAGATTGGGAGGGGATGGATGAACAAAAGCAAAGCGGATGACGAACGGTTATACAAAAGAACAAGGAAATGGGCGATAGAACGAGATAATGGCTTGTGCGTATTATGCCAAGCACCTGCTACGGAAGTACATCACATTCTATTTAGATCTAGAGGCGGTGACAGTCGATTATCTAATCTAGCATGCCTATGCAGAGAATGCCACAATATGGCACATGGTAGTTACCATGAAGAAGTTTATAAAACGTTAAAGGAGCGAATCAAATGAGACATGATAAACTAATAAAATTTATGGTTGCACAACGAATTAAGTTTTATGAAGAACGAAAACAATTCGGATATAGTTACAACGAAGAGTTAAAAGAGTTGCATGCAGTACTGGACATGATTGATGGATTGGCGAGATTAGAGGAAGAGGACGATACGCAAGGCATTTCATTGTATCGACTCATGGAAATATTGCTGAACAGCAAAGACGAACATACAGAAGAATAAACAGGGTGCATTTATGAATTATATGGCGGAACTTAATGCATTTGATGATTGGGTCGATGAAAACGAGAGTCTATCACCTACAGCACGTTTGCTTTACATTCAATTATTGCAAAGGTGCAACAAGGCTAGATGGATTCAACCTTTTACAGTATCTTTATCACGCCTTGCATTCAAGACAGGCTTATCAATTTCAGGTGTTCAAAAAGCAAGAAATCAGTTGAAACAATATGGGTTGATTGATTGGAAATCAAGAAGTGGCCAACAATCTGCTGAATACATAATTATTTCACTTGTTGGTACTGAGTACCAACAAACGTACCAACAACAGGAACAACAACAGTACCAACAAGTGGAACAACAACCGTATCAACAACCGTACCACATAGAAAGACATAAGACTAAAGACATAAATACTACTTCTAACGAAGTAGTATGTGTGGAACAAATCGAAGATGATCCAAAACCAAAACGAAAATCTAAGACGAAACCATTTGTCAAACCTACGATTGAAGAAATCCGAGCATACATTGATGAAAAGGGTGTATCTGTAGACGCAGAAAAGTTCTACCATTTTTACGAATCTAAAGGGTGGATGGTTGGCAAGAACAAGATGAAGAGTTGGACATCTGCTATTCAAACATGGGCGAGAGGAAGTGACAAGAATAAACGTACAAGCACTGATGGAGAGACTAAACCTAAACAGGACAAATACGCTCACCTCTATTTACGATGAGATTGAATTGCGAGAGTATCTAATGCAGGACAAGGTGAAGTTAGTGGAGGGAGCGACTGAACGACCTCTATTTAATATTAGGGTGAGCCAGTATATCGAAAGTAAGCGAATGTGTAGTAAGTGTACTGGTGGCGAGGGTTGCCAAACTAAAGGAGTAATGACACGCATGCATGATGATGGTGAATTGTATGTGCTGAAATGTGGCTTATATGGTTCGTGGAGGAATCAGCAAAAGTTGGAAAAAGTCATGTTGCAGGCAAACATACCTAATGCTTATACGAATACGACCCTTGAAAACTACAGAAAATACACTAAAGAGAGCGAGATAGCACATGCCTATATGATTACGCTAGCTAATGATGAAAACACGCAAGGAGCGTACATATTCGGTGCTAGTGGGTTAGGCAAAACACATCTTGCCGTTGGATTGCTCAAGAAAAAGATGGAGCGAGGCAATACGGGTGTATTTGTGGTAGTGCCAGAACTCATGGAAAATCTGCGGAGATGTTTGCGAGAGAGCGGTGATGACTTTGAAATACTGCAAGCACTGTACAATGTCGATTGCTTAGTACTGGATGATCTAGGGGCAGAAAAAGCCACGGAATGGGTAGCGGAACGATTGTACCTTATTATCAACCAACGATATTTGAGTAATCGGATGACGGTTATTACCAGCAACTGTAATCCACAAGAAATCGAGGAACGATTAGGTGAACAGGGTAAGCGGATTACATCAAGGGTGTTGGAGATGTGTAAAATCATTCAGCTAAAAGGCGAAGATTATAGAGTTTTGAAAGCGAAAGGAGAACGGTAATGAGTGACGACGTAAAGAACCCCTCACATTACAATAGAGGGAAAATCGAAGTATGGGAATACAGCAGAGGAAATGTTGAGGTGTGGGAACTCAACGAAGACGAAAAAATGGATTACTATACAGTGAATGCGGTTAAGTATATTGCAAGAGCAGGATTCAAAGACCCATCGAAAGAGGTCGAGGATTTGCAAAAGGCAATTACATTCTTGGAGCGTAAGATTAAAGTTTTGGAGAAAGACAAAGATGGTCAAGTCGAGGAAAAGCGAGAACGCCAATTATTCGAAGAATCTCTAAGCGAAGAGGGAATGAGTTATTTAGAGTGTAGATATTCAGATAAATTGTTTACGCTGACTGAATGCATTCAAGCGTATAAATATAGTGGTAGTCTAAACACCAAAATTACATGTCTTATTGCGTATTATGTCGCATTAGAGTATGCACAGTTATTTCCGAATGATGTATTTACTGAAATTTTTAAACAGATGGAAAGTGTCATGAAAGAATTGAAATTATTCGAGTAAATGAAAGGAGCAGAAATATGACAAAGAAAAAAATCTGTGTAGATTGTGGCAAACAATTCTTGCCGAAGTACAACCACATTGAACGGTGCGAGGAATGTGAACGGATCCACCGCAAACAGAATTTGACGATTGGCCAAGTATTAATATTGCAAGGAATGGAGCAGAAAATCGAGGAATAGCGAGTGCGAGATGGCTATTACCCTTTTACACATACATGCGTAGTATGTGGGAAGAAGTTTGGAAATAATAGAAGTAATTCAACGACATGTAGTGATAGATGTAGGAGAAAGAATCGATATGCAAAAGCGGTGGCAAGGAAACAAGCACAGAGCATGCAGGCTCATGTGTAAGAAATTAGATAGCAAGTACTGGAGGCGAATCAGTGAACACAGAACGTAAAATCAAGACAGAATTGTATTGCGATAACTTTCAAAACTATAAACGGTATGGGATTCCAAAAGCACAATTAGTGATTGCAGATATTCCCTACAATTTAGGCAAGAATGCGTATGCTAGTAATCCAATGTGGTACAACGGCGGAGATAACAAGAACGGTGAAAGTAAATTAGCAGGCAAAGCATTCTTCAATACCGACCACAATTTCAACATTGCCGAGTACTTCCATTTCTGCAATCGGTTATTGAAGAAAGAGCCGAAAGAAAAAGGCAAAGCACCTTGTATGATTGTATTCTGTAGCTTTCAGCAAATGCCGATGGTCATTGCCTATGCAGAAAAACATGGATTTAAAAAGCACATCCCATTATTCTTCATTAAAAATTATTCATCACAAGTACTCAAGGCTAATATGCGACCAGTAGGGGCAACAGAATATGCGTTGATACTCTACCGAGATAAATTGCCGAAGTTTAATAATAACAAGAAAATGCAGTTTGATTGGATGGAATGGCGAAGAGACAACAAGAAAGATGTGCCGAAAGTACATCCTACGCAAAAGCCTACAAATGTAATTAAGCGATTGATTGAGTTATTTACGGATGAGGGCGATGTGGTTATAGATCCAGTCGCAGGAAGTGGCGTTACGCTACGATGTGCTAGAGAGTTAGGACGTAGCAGTTATGGGTTTGAGGTATCGAAAGAATTTTATAACAAGGCGGTCAATGAGATGTTAGCTGTTAATGAGTGGCAAGAACCGTTGTTTTAAGGGGTAGAAATATGAGTAAAGAAATTGGATTTTATACACGAATAGATGGTCGATTTATAATCGAAATGAAAGACTGGATAGGAGAGGATTTTGAAGATGTAGAGCTAGTTTTACAAGAAGAAATTAATAAGGCGTTGAGGTTCATTAATGCAAATTTTGAATTTAATATAGCTATAGATGAAATAAATCATATTTTAAATTGTCCTTATAAAGCGGAGTAGGAAATAATGCGGAATGACATAGTAAAAGAACATGACCGAATCATTGGCGAATGTGTTACAGAATTAAATGACATGTTATACCACGTTCACGCATACATCCCTAGGGTGGTTAAGGAATTGGACATCGAAGAGGCGCAAGAGCAAGCAAAAGAAAATGATGAAGAAGAAAGACCACCAATCGTGTATTCAGATTTGGTGATTGAATCTATAACGGCTAATTTAGATCTAGCAAGCCAAATTATCTTTTATATTCAAAGTACAAAACATGCATGGAATAATAAGAAAACAGTACCACGGCTTACGGTCGTTGCTAGCTTGTTAACCTGCTGTATTGTGCAATTAGAAAAGAATGTAGATGCTAAAGAGTATGCAGTGGCATTTCTTATGCAGTTGAAGTATGTGCGTGAGATGGTGAGACATCTGATTAATGTGTTGTGGGGGTGATAATATGAAGATAATGATTACTATGCTATCACAATTGACAGTATTAAAGAGAAAAGTAGTATACGACTGTACAAAGAGGTGGGCATATTATTTAAAAAGTAAAACGGCTAAAAACGAATTATCGGAGCAGACAAAGCGATAGATTTAGTAATAATGGGATTAATTAGAAAGAATAAAGGAAAGTGATGAGATGGATGGAATAGAACCGCTTAATCGTTATAACGGTGATAAAGCACTATATTTAGCAAAAACAATCCATAGAATTTATGATTATGTAGATTTTTTCAAAGAACCAAAAGCAAGATGTGTTGGCATTGTTAAGGCATATAAATTAATGGTTAAAGGGTTTCAAAAGAACGATGCAAAGAAAATGTAAAGGAGTAGGAGTATGGAATATGGCAAAGAACTAAATATTAGTTACGATGCAATCGTGGAGTTACATAATAATGCTGAATTTTTGAAACGTGAAATGCAATACATCATGAACCATAGCCGTCATCATAAAAAGATTAAAGCACATGCGATGGTATTGCATTCTGTATGCGATACAATCGTTGCATTTACGATGCGTTGGTCAGAAAATGAGTGCAAATGGGATACATTTATTGTTGAATTGATGGGTTGCTGTTATCTATTCTTTGGGATTTATAATAGCATGAGATTGGAATTGTATGACGTATTCGACGCTTGTTATAACAGCAATGAATTGCGTGATGCATTCAATTGGATGGTTAAAGTTTTGAGCAAATCCACTGAACAGGTTATGTTGAAAGAACGAGACATATGGATTGCTGGAAAATAAAGGAGAATACATGAAAATAAAGATTAAGAAAACACATCCAAATGGAAAGATTCCAACATATGCAACAGATGGATCTGGTGCATTCGATTTTTACAGTGCGGAAGATAAGATGGTGGGAGAAACCAAGGTACAAGCCATTAATTTAGGAGTGGCGATGGAGATACCACAAGGGCATGTAATGTTGTTATTCCCACGTTCTAGCATTGGAAAGAATACATGGTTACGAATGCCTAACAGTGTAGGGGTGATAGATAGCGATTATAGAGGAACTATCCATGCACTATATGATAACGTATGGGGCGACCATATCGTATTAACTGGTGACAGAATAGCACAAGGAATTATCGTACCTATTCCGAAAGTGGAGTTTGAAGAAGTAGAAGAGTTATCTACTACTGAACGTGGCGAGGGTGGATTTGGTAGTACAGGGGTTTAGATATGACAGAATATGAAGTAGAGGAACTGAAAGCAGAAGTTTTAGATTTAATTATGACGATGACATATTGGCCATGTAATAACGATGAAAAGTTTTGGGATATACAATGTAAGACGTGGCCACTGCTTAAACAGTTGAAGCCTGTGCTCAATGAGGATGAGTATAAAAAATTATATGAAATGTACGAGCAGGCGATTATGTGGGGGTGAATAGGTGAAACGTAGATATTTAAACAGTAGGAATAAGCAAAACGTATTATTGCTAGCATGCATGAACCAAGAGGCAAAGAACATGGTAGAGTCATTCAACCTTGATGGTGAATGGAAACGCAAGGCAAATACGATTGCTACATTTGCGGAAAAGCTGATGTACCATGTAATTGAACATCTTGACGAAGAGCAACGTAAACAGTTAACACGGTTAGTAAACCATTATGAAGTTAAGACAGTACAGACATCTGCTTACACAAAGAAAGAGGAAGAGGAAAGCGACGAGTACTTAAACACATTCGCAGAATATGCCATAGGTGGTGCATGTACTAATTGTGAAAGAGAGGATTACAAAAAATGTGATCTAAGGACAGCACTCATACATGCAGGAATGCCAGTATTTGATGAGTGTTCAGAGTGTTGCCCGTATAAGGTGCAGACATGAAGAATGCACTACGGATAGAGTGCGACTTCGTATATCTGAATGAGTACATAAACAAGGAACGGCAGAATAAGTATGTGGCTGCTAAAATCAAGGATGATTTGACAAACCAAGTAATGTATCAATGTTTGCAAAGCAGATGGATCAGACCGAAAGGCAAGGTAGATATGCTATTCAAGTGGCATGTAAAAGGTCGACATGATAGCGATAACATAGCCTTTGCAAAGAAATTCGTATTAGATGGCATGGTTAAAGCGGGTGTATTAGAAAACGATAATCCGAAATGTGTTAGGCATTTGGCAGATTATATTTACAGAGATTTACATAAGTCAGAAATTGACTGGGTAGAAGTTATATGGGAGGAAATAGACGATGAATAGTGTTCAATTGATGGGTCATTTGGCCAAAGATGTGGAATTAAGATATACCGCGAACGGTAAGCCAGTAGCAACATTCACAGTGGCTGCCACAAACACATACAAAGAACAGAATGGCGAGGCCAAAGAGTTTACCGCATTTGTAAATTGCGTAGTATGGGGACAGCAAGCAGAGTATTTTAGCCAATTCCAAAAAGGTGATAAGGTATTTGTGCAAGGCAGATTGCAAACACGTTCATATGAGGCGAATGATGGCACTAAACGATATGTCACTGAGGTAGTAGCAGATTTCTGCACAGGATATGCAAAAGCACCACAGCCACAAGGGCAAGGCAATTTTGATATGATGGCCAATACTGAACCACGAGAAGAATTACCATTTTAATAAGTAGGGATGTAGTAAGACAAAACCACCCTATCAAGTGATGGGGTGGTATTCGTGCGTGTTATGGTAAAGGAGACAGATATTGATTAGCAAGAAAGAGCAAAGAGCATGGTCAAAAGAACGATTGAGTAAATTAACCAAAATTAGAGAAGAAGGCAAATGGGCGAGTTTCCAAATTGAAAAGTTAAAACGAGAGATGGGGCCAAGAGAATTGAATGGATCTAGCCTAAGCGGAGAGGGTGGCGGAGGATACCAAGCACCGACAATGGAGCAGTTAACCAAGCTACAGGAATTATACGACCAACTGGAGGAATACAAGGAGCGGTCAATTAAATTAGAATTAGAAACATTAAGGATTATTGACAAAATTGATGATGGAATATTAAGGGTGATATTAAAACGAGTATACATCAGTGGCCAACGGTTGAGAAATATGTATAAGAGTATAACACCGTCATATGAAACGGTTAAGCAGTGGCACTCCGAGGCGTTGGTTCAATTTTATGTAAAATCTCATGAAATTTCCCCCACNNNACCTAAATACACCTAAATACACCTATTGACTGTGATATAATATAAAATGTGATAAGTGGGAAATCGGAGCTCATTTAACACTTCCTCTAATAACATACAAAAGCAAAAGTAGCATTATCCATTAGCTGGGATAGTGCTATTTTTGTACCTTTTTTCTATTATTTATCTTTACGTTTTAATCATAAAGTGTTATAATATAAGTATAGAAAGGAGGTGAAGATGTGAAAGAGTTTTATGATTCATTATTTGAAATAGTTTCATTCCTTGCCAATATGATTGCAGTACTAACTGGAGCATATCAAGGGTATAAGAAATTAAAGCAAATTTTGAAAAATAAAAAACCCTCTAAAAGGAATCAACGGCGAAAACGTAAATAACCTATAGAGGGTATACAGAGGGGGAGCAATCCCCCAATGTATCTCAATTGTATCACGTCAAACAGGATGAAAACAAGAACAAAAAAATTATTATTGTTGGCATTGGCTATTGTTTCATTTGTATCTAATCTTTATTCGGGGATGAATTGGAGCTCATGGATTAATGGTGCATTCATTGGTTACCTTTATAAAATGTGGTTAGGTGATAAGAATGCCTAGAGGTGGAGTACGAGAAGGTGCAGGTCGCAAGGTCGGATGGCGTAAAGGGTATAGCGAGGCTAGACAAGGTCACCAATTGCGATTACATGAAGATGAATGGCAAGTAGTGAAAGCCTTTTCTACACTAGTCAAGAAAGATATAGACAAGGCAAGGCAAAAGCTAGAAGAATTACAAGAAGAAATGAAATAATGTACAAGGACGCTTAGAAATGGGCGTCCTTTTGTATTGCATGAAAGGTGGTGAGGGTTTGACAAAAATAGCGTGTTGCAAGAAACAATGCTTGAATAATAAGCATGGCGTGTGTACTGCTAGCGACATCGTATATGATGGCCGTTGTCAGACTTTCACAACGCCTAATGATAGCATGCGTGCAGATGTGCATATGGTATATCGTGTGCATGGAAAGATTAAATCGAAGAAAGGGCAGATATTGCGATGAATATTGTAGAATTAAGCATTCATGATCTAGTGCCGTATGAGAACAACCCACGGAATAATATAGAGGCTGTTGAGTATGTGGCAAATAGTATCGAGAAATTCGGATTCAAAGTGCCAATCGTGGTAGATACAAATAATGTGATTGTCGCAGGACATACACGGTACATGGCTAGCAAGAAGTTAGGACTAGAGACAGTGCCATGTATTGTAGCAGATGATTTGACGGAAGAGCAAATAAAAGCATTCCGTTTGGCTGATAACAAAGTATCAGAGATTGCTACATGGGATGATGAATTATTAGCGATTGAGTTAAGCGATATTGTCGATATAGATATGTCCGACTTTGGGTTTGTTGACTTATCAGATGTGGTCACAGAAAGTGATGATACATACACTACCGATATTAATATTCCTCAATATGAACCTACTGGGGAGAACGTAGCATTGGGTGCTTGTCTTGATGACAGTAAAACAGAGTCACTACTCATGGAGATAGAGAATAGCAATTTATCTGCAGAAGAAAAAGATTTTTTGCGAAAAGCTGCACAACGTCACAATGTATTTAATTACAAAAACATTGCCAACTACTATGCGAATGCTAGTGAGGAAATGCAGGAGCTTATGGAGCGGTCAGCTTTGGTCATTATTGACTACGAGGACGCAATCCGCAATGGATATGTGCAACTATCGAGTAGCTTAGAGACGATATTGGGTGAGGACAATGAATGAGAAATTTGCGGTATTCATATTAAGCCATGGACGACCAAACAACATAATCACACTTAATACACTCAAAAAATGTGGGTACACTGGAGAATGGTGTATCGTAATAGATAATGAGGACGATACCGCCGATGAGTATTACAAAAACTTTGGTCGAGAACGAGTGATTATGTTTGACAAGTTAGCAGTAGCACAAACATTTGATACTGCTGATACGTTTGAAGATAGACGTACTATCGTATATGCAAGAAATGCTTGTTTTGAGATTGCCAAAAAGTTAGGCATAAAATATTTCTTGGAGTTAGACGATGACTATACAGGATTTATGCACCGATATATTGACGGTGACAAGCTAAGGAGTATATCGACTAAAAACCTTGATAAGGTATTCGACATGATGATTAAATTCATGAATGATACAGGTGCAATCACAGTGGCATTTGCACAAGGCGGTGACTTAATCGGTGGAGTGAGCAATAAAAACTTCCATAAGAAAGTATTAAGAAAAGCGATGAATAGTTTTTTCTGTGATGTAGACAAGCCGTTTCAATTCTTAGGCAGAGTGAATGAGGATGTAAACACATACACTCTATTAGGACAACAGGGCAAACTCATTATGAGTATTAGCGAGTTTATGCTGAACCAAAAACAAACGCAATCTAATGCAGGAGGAATGACATCTACATACTTAGATAATGGGACGTATGTAAAATCATTCTATAGTGTGATGTATTCACCATCATGTGTGCGTGTAGCTACGATGGGCGATAAACATATGAGGCTACATCATCAAGTGAACTGGGATACATGTACACCAAAGATATTGAATGAGAAATACAAGAAAGGGGGCGAACGCAGTGGCTAAAATGGGGCGACCGCCTAAGAAGATAGACCAACAACAGTTCGAGGGGATGTGCCAAATACAAGCGACACAAGAAGAAATATGCCTTGTATTGGGTATAACGGATAAGACGTTAAATACATGGTGTCGTAAAACATATGGCACAACATTTTCCGAAATTTTCAAACAAAAGCGAGAACTTGGAAAGATTAGCTTGCGAAGAAAACAATGGAAACTAGCAGAAAAGAATGCAACGATGGCTATATTCCTTGGCAAACAGTATTTAGGCCAACGAGATTATAGCGAGGTCGAGGTAAAGGCTGATATCAATAATCCGTTTGATGGGGTAAGCACCGAAGATATTAAGAAGTTGATAGGCGAGGCGTAATCATTTATATATTGTTGCCAAAGAATGGGGGTGAGTTGGATGCAAGTTGATGACAGAATCATAAGACAGGGACGAATTGAGTTAGCAAGGCGAGAGTTTTTTTATTTTTGCAATTTGTTAGCACCCGACTTTTACAAAAAGGAAAGAATGTATCTAGTGGAGTTGTGCAAGGATCTGCAGGAGTTCTATGAAAGTAATAAAAAGGTGTTGATTATTAACTTGCCTCCATAGCTTAGGCACGGAAAAAGTAGAACTGCTCAAATGCTAGTCAAGTGGATACTAGGTACACATCCGCATGAAAAGATAATGACAGGGAGTTATAACACCACCTTATCTACAATGTTTGCAAAGAATGTTAGAAATGATATTCAGATGATTAAGGCGGACAAAGATGTAATCGTATACAGTGACATATTCCCTAACACACGCATAAAACGTGGTGATGGCAGCATGGACATGTGGAGTTTAGAGGGTGGTTATAACAGCTATCTTGCAACATCTCCTAGTGGTACTGCTACAGGCTTTGGTGCTAGCTTACTGATACTAGATGACATCATAAAGAATGCGGAAGAGGCTTATAACGAGAATGTAAAGGCTAAGCATTGGGATTGGTTCACTAATACGATGTTATCGAGGTTAGAAGAGGGTGGTAAGATAATAATCATCATGACACGATGGGCTAGTGATGACTTAGCAGGGCGAGCGATTGAACACTTTGGAGAACGTGCCAAGGTGATTACGATGAAAGCCTTGCAGGACGATGGCACGATGTTATGCGATGAAGTATTAAGCCGTGAATCGTACCGAGATAAGGTATCGGCTATGGGTGAAGATATAGCCAGTGCGAATTATCAGCAAATACCGATTGACCTAAAAGGGTGCTTATATAGTGGGTTTAAAACATACGATACATTACCACCGTTTGAATTGATTAAAACTTATACGGATACCGCAGACCAAGGGGCAGATTACCTATGCAGTATTACGTATGGGGTATATAAGAACGAGGCATACATACTTGATGTGATATATACCAAAGAATCAATGGAGATTACCGAGCCACAGGTGGCAAGGACAATCTATGAGTACAATGTGGCGATTGCTGATATTGAAAGCAATGGCGGTGGTCGTGGATTTGCTAGAAGCATAAGGCGGATATTGGAGAATGTTTACAACAGCAACCGAACTAAGATAGTGGCTTTCCACCAATCAAAGAACAAGGAAAGCCGTATATTATCACAGGCCACATGGGTTATGGATCACATCTATATGCCTGTGGATTGGCAGGTGCGATGGAAAGACTTTGCGAAAGCGATATTGCGATTTCAACGTGAGGGCAAAAATGAGCATGATGACGCAGCAGACGCATTGACAGGTGTTGCCGAGAAAATCAACGCACCTACATTGCGGAGTGGTCGAGTGAATTTATACTAAAGGGGTGAGATAATGGCAGATAGAGTAAACGAGCAAACAGTCAAAATAGATGAATATACACTGCTCCGAGATGCCTATCATGGGAATGGTATATTCAGCTATGGAAAAGGCATACAACAGCATGCAAGGGAGAGTATAGACAATTATATTAAACGTCAATCTTTGGCATACTATTGGAATTATACAAGGCCAGTAGTTGATGCTACTGTAGATCCGATATTCAAAGATGAAATCAAGCGAGATTATAAAGATAATCCGTTATTCAATTTATTCTTGGAGAACGCAGACCATGCAGGAACACGGCTACAAGAGTACATGAGACGTGTGGCGGTTATGGCTAAATTGTATGGGGTTGTGTATGTGTTAGTGAATAACACAGAGGATGTGGCTACAACTCTACAGGGGAATATTACGAATGAGAACTATCCATTTGTAACAGAGATATTGCCGAGCGATGTGGTATCGTGGAAGTTAGATGAGAATGGAGCAATTAGCGAATTTGTATTCCGTCAAGTAGGGGAGTTTACAGAGGCAGGCAAGCAATACATCTACCATAGGTGGAACAGGGAAACATGGTCAATCCATAAGACACTAACTATGAATGCTGACGATGTGATACATCAAGGTGTACATGGTTTAGGTGTAGTACCTATCGTGCAGTGGTTCGGACGTGCTACACCTCCGAATGTGATTAAACCTCCGAGTGAGTTCATTAGTATTGCACAAACGAATTACTCACTCTACCAATTATGCTCATGGCATACGCAGTTATTGGTTGATCAAGCATTTAGCATTTTAACATTCCCCGATGATGGTAATATGACGGATAATTTGACGATTGGCACGGACAACCTATTGGCATATCCTGCAGAGAGTGCCAAAGCACCTGCTTTTATTTCTCCTGATGCATCGCCTGCCAACATGTTAACCGATCAAATGGACCGTCACATTCAAGAAATCTATCGAATGAGTGGCATGGATAGTGTGGTGGGTGTTCAATCTGCAAAGAGTGGCGTTGCTAAACAGTGGGATTTTCAACGGATTAACCAACGATTGGCAGACTTTGCCGTACAATGTGAGAGTGCTGAACGTAAGATAGTACAATTATTTGAACTATGGACTGGTGAAACGACTAATTTTACTTGCGAATATCCACGAGATTTTAGTATCAATGATGTAACTGAATCACTAGGGCAAGCACAATCTGCTATTGATTTGAACCTTGGATCCAATGCGTTTACTGTAGAGGTGGCCAAGAAAGTGCTAGAGGCATATATGCCTAATATCGAACCCGACATCTACGATACTATCGTGAAAGAGGTCGAGGAAACTACGGCACAAGCTAAGCAAGACAAGGAATACAATACATTGTTAAGTCATGCGAGCATGGCACAAGCATTAGGCGGAGATGACGAGGACGATGGACAAGACGAGCCAAAAGATAGACACCTTAATTAATGGGTTTAAAAATGTAGTCGCTTATCTGCTGACACAAGGGTTCGATGTGAATAGTGCGATAGAAGAGGCGTATAAACTATATCCAGTCATGGATGGCATGAAAGAATCAATCGTTGATGATATGGTGAAAGCCTTTACAAGTGGTTACATCAATGCAGGTGTGGCGGTAGGGGTCGATACTGGTACTATTCCATATACTAGTGAATCCATATCTACTGCTATGCAAAAGGCTTGGGCGAAAGATAATTTGAACCTATCTACAAGGCTACACTCAAGAGGTAGTGCCGTAAGAAAAGAGGTGGGGGATATACTCAAGGCCACTATAGGCAAGGGCAATACCAACAAGAAGATAGCGAGCGAATTATTCAACCGAGGTGTGATTGATACGGCTGAATTACCACATTTTATGGATCAAGTGGCAAAATTGCCTATAGATACCAGTGCAGAAGAAAAACGAAAGCTATTACGCAAGGTACAAAGGCAAGTAAGCAAGCGAACCACAGCAGGGCTTAGGGCGGGATATAGTGAAGTCATTAAAGCTGTAGAGAGTGACAATGAAAACAAGCTAGCGAAAGCCATTGAGATTGCCACCGAAGAAAAGACACGATACCATGCCGAGAGGATAGCACGTACTGAGACTGCAAGGGCATATGCAGATGGTCAAGTATCTAGGTATAAAGATGATGACATAGTGGCATTTCAATGGAAATTAGGCACTAGGCATCCAGTATTTGATATTTGCGACTTTTACGCAAACGCAGACCTTTATGGCATGGGTAAGGGTGTTTACCCTAAGGACAAAGTACCAACGTTGCCAGCACATCCGCATTGTATGTGCCGTTTAAAGCCTATCGTTGATGGCATGATTGATAATTCTACACCAAAGGATAACATCAATAATGGTGGTATGGATCTAATCAAAAGCCTATCAGTGAAAGAACAAGAACGGCTATTAGGTGTACACGGTCGAGTAGCGGTACTTGAGGGCAAGGCACGATGGCAAGACCACCTACGAGGGTGGGATAATGGAAAGTTCGAGGTAAGGACACCGAAAAAGGACTACAAACGCTTGAAAGAGGGCGTAAAAGGTGTTAGGATTAAGAAAGAAGAAACACCGCCTAAAGAATATTCGTTCAAAGATAGAAATGAGATGAATGATTATCTAATAGAACGGTTTGGTGTTGGATTTAGTGACAAAGATTTGAAGAAATTAAACCCCAAAACCCTAATGGCTAACATCGCTCATTTAATGAAATTAGAAGATGAATTTGGAGCTATAAGCGAATTCATTAAAAACGGTGGCGAGTGGGAATATTCTGCAAATGGGAAGATAGCTAGAAATGCAAATGCTTGTGTAGTTGGGCAGTTTTATCAAACAAATTATCAATTCATAAACATGAAATTGAATTTGACACCAAAGTATTACAATCAGACTATTCAAGAAATGAGAGATGGAAAGATAAGTTCTCAAGAGCGAAATTGGTCTATGAGAACTGATAAAGATAAGGCTCATTTACAAACAATTACTCATGAATATGGTCATATCATACATAATCAGTGGATGAACAAAGTAGGTCGCAATATAGACCGTGAAGTACATAAACTTGTTAAGGAGCAGGCGACTATAGATGGGATTGAGTATGATGAGGCTTTGGAAAAATATGTTAGCAGGTATGGGCAAACTGATGAAATGGAGACATTCGCAGAGTTATTTGCACATGCTATGTTATGTAGCGAGCCTAATCCATTGGCATTACGTTTGAAAAAATGGATCAATAAGGAGATGAAATAACATGATGGACATGCCGTATTTTTTAGAAAATGAAGAATGGTATAAGGAATACAGAGATGAAAGAGGGCGATTGAAGTTTAAACTAACAGACAAAGCACCTCAAAAGGCTGTTGATTCGTATAATGAGTATTACGAAGATTTGAAATACGCAGAAGAAAACAATATCAATTTATAACCACTTGCATTAGTAAGTGGTTTTTTCATGCAAAAAATTAAGGAGGAATAATGAAAGCGTTGTTACTTACTCAAATATTGTTTATATGCTTGCAAAATGGTGGATATACGCAAATGCCGTGGTACATATTATTTGCACCACTCTACATAGGGTTAGCGATTGGAGTATTGGGGCTAATATGCTTCTTATGTGGAGCAGTAATAGCATATAAGGAGAACAAATGATGGGATACATTGCGTTTATGCTTTATGCCACATGGATTATGGCATTCATCGTGTTGTTGATGTTGCTATACGCTTGCGTTGTCGAATGGAAAGAAGATAGAGACGAGCGAAAGCGACAGGAATGGTTAAATAAATATACAAGGTAATTAGCACTCTAGGCACTAGCCTATGGGTGCTTTTATATTGGCCGTTTTGGTATTTTAGGCGAAAAACAAAAGACAGAAAACGTCAGGTGTGGCTGACGAAAAACAAGCGAATCGTGAATTTAAGAAAAGGAGTTAAGCGATGACAAAAGAAGAATTAAAAGCACTAGGATTAACGGACGAACAAGCAGAAGCAGTGGTTGCAGATTATGGCAAGAATTACGTAAGTAAACCACAATTCAATGCTCAATTACAATCGTTGAAAGACGAAAAGAAGAAAGTCGAAGAATTAACGGAAATGCAGAACGATTTAAAAACTAAATTAGAGGGCTTTACATCCGCAGGGGCTACGAGCGGTGCAGATATCGACAAATTACAAAAAGATTTGAAGAAATTGCAAGAACAGTATGAAAATGCGGAGAAAGCAAGACAGGAAGAATTGAACAAACGTGTGCAGTCCGAGATTACAACGCAAGTTGTCGATGCATTGAGTAAACATAACGCAGTGGAACCGAATACCTTGGCACAATTAATCATTCCAAAAGTAACCGTAGGGGAAGATGGTGCATATTCTTATACAGATGATAAGGGTAATGCACATTCTATCGCTGATGGTACTAAATCATGGCTTGATGGCAATGCGTGGGCCGTTAAAAGCACGCAAAAAGCAGGTAGTGGTCACAATCGAGGAAATAATGACGGTGGCCAACCTGTGACGTTAAGACAAGCCTTTGCGGAGGCAATGGGTTTGCAAGAGTAATTAATTAAAGGAGAAGTAAAATGGCAGTAACGTTAGCTGAGGCAAAAAAGAATGTCCAAGACGCATTACAATTGGGCATTATTGATGAGTACAGAAAATCTAATTTTTTATGGGACGCATTAACGTTTGACGATGTGGTATCCCCTACTGGTGGTGGAGCGACATTGACGTATGCATACACACGATTATTAACGCAACCAACGGCGTCTTTCCGTGAAATCAATCACGAGTACACACCGCAAGAAGTAGACCGTCAACGTTATACTACGGATTTAGCAGTATTCGGTGGAGCATTCGAAGTTGACCGTATTATTGCTAATATGGGCGGTATTCTTGATGAAGTGCAATTTCAAACGCAACAAAAAATTAAGGCAGCGTCCGCATTATTTAATGACACAGTAATCAATGGTGATTCTGCGTTAGGTACACATGCGTTTGATGGCTTAGAGAAAGCATTGAAAGGATCTTCCACAGAAATCAATGCTACAGGGCAAGCTATTGATTTATCTACAGCCGACAAAGTGACAGAGAATGCTGTTAAATTCTTGGATATGTTAGATGAGTTCTTATCTTCTTTAGATGGTCGCCCAGGTGCTTTGATGGGTAATTCTAAGCTTATCAACAAAATAAAAGCAGTAGCACGACGCACATCAATGTATACGCAAACTGCTGACGCATTTGGTCGCCAAGTATCTACGTATGATGGTATTCCGCTTGTAGACTTAGGAGCGAAAGCGGGTACTAATGATGATGTGGTGGCAACTAAAGCAGGCGATGGCACTACATCCTTATATGCGGTACGTTTTGGCTTAGATGGATTCCATGCTATCTCTATGGCAGGCCAAGCACCCGTTAAAGTGTTCGCACCAGACTTCAAAACAGCAGGGGCGGTAAAACGTGGCGAGGTTGAGATGGTTGCAGGGGTTGTATTGAAAGCGACTAAGTCCGCAGGCGTATTACGCAATATCAAAGTTAAATAGGAGGTAATTCATGGCTAAAGTATATGCACCATTAGAAGGTTACAACGGCATTTCTGCGTCTGTAGAGTTCGTGAATGGCGTTGGAGAAACAGATAACGAGAACTTATTAGAGTGGTTCGAGGAGAAGGGCTACACAGTAGAACGTGAGAAACCAAAACGAGCAAAGAAAGCTACGGAAGATGTAGCTGAGGAAGTAGCCGAAGAAGTAGCTGAGGGTAATGAGTAACGGTAATGCCATATTTCAAAAACGATTACGTCAAGCAATAAAGGCTAGTACTATTGAAGTGCAGGACGAGGCACAGACTAATCATAGGTTTATAAGCCGAACAGGGCAATTAGAGCGCTCTATTGACGTTAAGTTCAATGAAAATAGCGGTATCGTGTACATTGATTCGCAATCAGCACCGCATGGGCCATTTGTACACGAGGGAACAGCTCCGCATGATATATTTCCTAAAAATAAAAAAGCATTGAGATGGGCACCCCAAGGAGGCGGTGCCTTTCAATTTGCAATGGTAGTACATCATAAGGGAACGAAAGCAGATCCATTCTTGTTTAATGCATTGAAAAATAAGAAAGATGACATACGCAATATATTTGCCAAATACACGAAAACGGCATTGAAAGAGGTGATTAGCAATGAACTCAGAGACGAATACAGCTATTCAGTCAACATTAAATAATGACATATACGAAAGCATACGACTAGGCGATGAACTGGTAGGGCGTGAAGTCTCCGAGGATATTATGACTAAAGCCTATGAATGGTTATTTTATTTTGCAAATAAATTAGGAGTAGAGCGAGAGGATATCGCCTACTCCTTTATTGTGCGTGAATTATTGGCCATGTATGCATATCGTGAGGTTTGTTTGAAGAAAGGATACGGAGCGATTGGCACACCGTACCGAGGACAGAATGGGGATGACCATTACACGAATAAATCAAAGACGTATGACGCACGCATTAAGCAGTTAGAGTCAAAACTTACTGCCGAAGATTTAACTGGCGATAATATTAGTGGTAAACGGTCGAATTACCGCACGATTCGCATATTTAGGGGGTAACATAACATGTGGTACGAAACACTAAAGGCTCTTAAACGAGCTATAAATGAGGTTAATTCCAATGTTGATGTATCCCTAGGAGCAATTCTACCGCAACACTTAAATGTGGGAATTGGTGGCCATGTAGTCCTTATGCGTGGTGATGAGGCGTTGGGGAATGCTAAGGATACACGGACACTTGATGTGACGGTGTATTTAGAAGCATGGGTTCGTGAAGATAGTCCGAAGTTAGAATATGGCTATGCAAGTCTATCTGAGTTAGAAACAACGGTAGACAAGGCACTCACTCATTTACGAGAGCGAGTAACAAAGTTAGATGAACACTATTGTGTGTTGGATGACAAATATCAGTTGATGGATCTAGTCGTTGAAAGAAGAATTGGCGATGCTGACAGTATACGACCACATGTAGGCAGTCAATACACGATACGGTGCAAATTATATTCATTAATTGATGATTTAGATATTTGGTAATTAAAGGAGAACAATATGGGTAGCGAAGCAGTAACAGCAGTAACACCAAAGAAAAAAGCATTAGCACCTACTAAGGCACAAGTCATGCCTACTGTAGGTAAAAATTATTTTATTTACGTTAATACAGGAACAGATGAAACGACTGGAGCAGAATGGTTGCTAATCGGTGGCCAACGAGGTGGCACATTGTCACGTAAGGCAGATTCCATCGATGCTTCCCACAAAGGTAGTGGCGGATGGAAATCCACATTACAAGGTTTAAAAGAATGGTCAATTGATTTAGATACATTGGTAATGCCAAATGACGAGGGTTTGCAAGTAATCAATCAAGCTTATCTTGATTCCCAAACAATCCATTTGAAATTTGAGTACCCCGATAAGTCCTACATGGTTGGATGGGCATCTATTACAGAAATGTCTTTAGACGCTCCGCATGACGATGTGGCAACTTATAAAGGCTCATTGAATGGTGTGGGCCCATTATCTGAATTGAAACAAGCATAGGAGAATTTGAATGAAAGTATTATCTTGTAACTATTTTGGCACAAATGAAACAATCTATTTCAATGTTAAGCGTTTGGCGGAGTTAGAGACGGCGATTAATAAGCCTATCATGAGTATGATGTCAACAGGAAACTTATCATTGTTTGACATGATTCAGATATACACTATTGGCATGCAACATATCGACAATGGCAGACGTACACAAGACTTTTACGAAGAAGAAATACAAGAATTGATTGATTCAGACGAATATGAGTTAAACGACTTTATTCAAACGGCTGTAAAAGTATTGCTTGCTAGTGGCGTGTTTGGTAAAAAAGCCTATTATGGTGCATTCCCTAACGAGGTAACGCCTACGGTAGAAAAGAAAATCGCCGAGGAAGAGGCAGAAGCTGAAACAAAAAACTAGAGGGGGGAGATAATGCTCCCCTATCTATATTTGAGTGGATAGAACGAGTCAAGCCAATATGCTACGGATATTTACGAATGACACCGAGGGAACTAGATGAACTAGTTCCCTTTGATTTCGTGGATCTAGTCGAGGCACATAAGATGGCGACTAAGACGCAAGATGTAAAAGACGCCTACTATGCGTGCATGATTACTAACGTGCAGATTGCAAAAGGTAAGCACATCAAGGTTCAAGATGTGGTAGAAACGTTCCATCCAGTAACTAGAATAGACAGGAAACGAGAAGAACAGCGATTCATTGAAGAATGGACAACCGCAGGAGGTGAGATTTAATGCGTGAAGAAATAAAAGTCATAATTGGTGGCAATAGTGAGGGTGCACAGCAAGCCATAGCAGAAGTAGGCAATAAAGCCGAAAATGTGCTAGGCAAACACATGGGGTCGATAGTCTCAAAAGCCTTTAGTGCATTACCTATGGCGGGCATGGTCGCAGGTGTTGCACTGGTTGGCCAAGAGGTGCTAGAGGTAGGAGCAAAAGCCACTGCTGTTAGTGATAAGTTTGCATCCATCAAGGCACGTATTAATTTAATCAATGACGGCTCACAGTCTACGGCTAGCATTATGGACAAAGTATACCAAGCTTCTGAAAGAACAAGAGGTTCATATACTGACATGCTTGACAGTGTAGCCAAGCTGAATATGTTGGCAAAAGATAGCTTTTCATCGAATGATGAGGCGATTCGATTCGTTGAACAGTTGAATATGCAGTTCAAATTATCGGGTGCGAATGTTAATGAAGTAAGTTCAGCTATGACACAGTTAACGCAAGCAATGGCTGCAGGTCGTTTGCAAGGCGATGAATTTAACTCAGTCATGGAGAATGCTCCGATGTTGGCTCAAGCTATTTCACAAGAAATGGGTGTGCCTATTGGTCAGTTAAAACAGTTAGGATCCGAGGGCAAAATCACTGCTGATGTTATCAAGTCTGCATTATTCAATAGTGCAGATGAAACGCAAGCCAAGTTCAATGAAATGCCTATGACGTTCCAAGAGGTGGGTCAACAACTATCCAATGCGATGTTCCAAGCTTTTCAACCAGTTATGGAAGAACTTTCATCAATGACTGCTAGCGAAGACTTTAAAACGGCGATAGATGGGATAGGGATTGCGATACAAGCAATGGCTATTGTTGCAACAGGAGCGATTGCATTAGTCAAAGTAGCATTTGCAGGTGTTAAGGCAGTAATTAGTGGTACAGTGGCTCATATTAATATGATTGGCACTGTTTTAAAAGGCATATTTGGAGCACCGTCACAAGCGATACGAACCTTTGGCGTATTGTTGGTAGGCTTAGCAGGGTACTTTGTAGGCGTTCGAATTGCATCTATGGCGTTTGCTAGTGGATTAACAGTGCAAAAGGTAGCTATGATGGCTATGACGGCGGTAACCAAGGCAGGGCAATTGGCGACTATGGCATACAATGGCACGATTATGGCGTTGAAAGTAATCATGTTCGCCACAGGTTTTGCCATTATGGCGGTAGTAAAGCCTATGCAGTTTATGAAAGGCTTAATGGTTGCAGTTAGAAGTTCTACACTGGCAACAGCAGGGGCTCAAGGTATTCTTAACGCAGTAATGCGTATGAATCCTATCCCAATCCTTGTAGCTTTATTGGCAGCATTAGCGGCTGCTTTTATTGGTCCAAAGATAGCGACTGAGGGATTAGGGGCAACCATGAGTAGCATATGGAATAGCATTGTGCATACCGTTACATGGGCGATTAATCAGATTATACGATTCATCAACAAGCTCACAAGTGCATTGAATAGTGTTGGCGGAGTGATTAGCAAAGTACTTAATGTAGACATTGGAAAGATTGGCGAGATTGGTGAAATATCCGCAGATGATGCTGAGGGGTTTGCTAACAAGTCGCAAGAAGTATTTGGAGATATGGCGAGTGCATTCACTGGAGGTGGTGGCACTACTACCGCAGAAACCGCAACAGAAAGCGCTGGCGGAGGTGGTGGCGGTGGATCCGCAGGCGGTGGAGGTTCGGACAATTCGTTACAACAAGCCATAGAAGAGGCCAAGAGAGCCCATGAACAAATGACAGATTCATACCGCCAAATGTTCGGAACGAAAGTTGATGAAGTCGAGGCATGGCGTAGAAAAGAGTTAGAAGAGCTCGATAAATCTAAAGAAAATAATGTGCATTACAATGAAGATTTGGATATGCTCAATAAAATGTATGCTAAGAAACGAGAGCAAGCGGTATATGAAGAGGCTAAACGAATTAGAGAGATTCAAAATGAAATTCGAGATATGGACGTTGCTTTTCATATCAAGATTGCCACCACTGATTCTACTGGATCCGTTTCACCGTTTGAGAAATTGAACCAAGAACACGCAGAGGCTATGCGAGAGATTACTGACCGCTATCAAAAAGCGAGCGATTCTTTCGCAGAAATGAATGACAGAGACAGAAAAGCATGGCTTGACCACTTAAAAGAGCAAAATATCGCTTATGAATTATCGGAAGATGGCAGGATTACATATTCTGAACGCAAACGTCAAGAAGAGTTGGCACAGTTGGAATTATTCAACAAGAAACGTGAAGAATTGTTGCGTACTGGTGCTGAAACAGAATATGCGATTCAAGAGGCGGTGCGTACTCAAAACTTTGAGGCATTACAAACAGCACTCACTGATGAATATGTGGCACATCAAAATTCCTACGAAATGAAAAAAGACTTGATGAACCAATATATGGAAGCTGTGAAAGAATCGTATTTCTCCCTTGATGAATTGGTGAATAATTCGCTTATGGCAGGTGTTGGCACATTGAAAGATAGCATTGGTGGATTATTGCAAGGCACGATGACATTAGTGCAGGCTTTACAAAATTTAGGCAAGGCAATGATTAAATCCGTCATGGATTATGTGGCACAATGGGCGACTGCACAAGTTAAACAAATTGTATTAGGTAGATCGTTGCAAGCACAGCAGGCAACCGCAAGTATTGCGTCTGCTCAATCTCAAATACCAGTATGGTCACAGTTAGCACAACAAATGTCGATGGCTACGTTTGGTGCTAGTGCTACGGCAGGTATGACAGCTTATACAACGGCATCCGCAGGAATGGCAGGCATGAGTTCATTCGGTGGTGGTAGTATCTTTAGTGGTCGCATGGATTTCAGCGGTGGACAGATTCAACCAAAAATGAAGATGGCAACAGGTGGGCTTGCTTATGGTCGAACCTTTGCAGAAATTGGCGAGGGTCAATATCCCGAGGCGGTGTTACCGTTGTCGGATACTGTATTTAGTCGATTAGGCGAGGGTATTCGTGAGAATGGTGGAGGTAGCAACATTACATTGAATGTGAGTGCTATTGACGCTCATTCATTCGGTAGTTGGTTAGAGCATACAGGCGGTAAGGTGTTACGACAATTCACAGCGAATACTGAACGTGAATTTGGTACAGAAGTAGGGGTGTGGTGATGGAGAAATTGAAGATATTCCCACCTATTATGTCGTTGGCGTGGAAATCAACAAAAGGACAAAAGTGGAACACGGTATATAAGACATCGGGTAGTGGCAAGGGTCGTTCAATGACTACTTGGCAATTACCGCAATGGATAATCACCACATCTTTTGCTCATTTAACGGAAGAACAGTATAAGCAAGTCATGGGATTTTTTGCCACGGTCAAAGGTGGACATGAGCCATTTCTTTGGTTAGATCCCGAGGACAATAAAGAAAAAGGCGTCAAGTTAGGGACAGGAGCAACGAGAGAATGGCAGGCTATACGAATATGGGGCGATTACGTTGAACCTATGTACCACATCAAAGACGTTAAGCTGTATGTGAATGGTGTAGAACACCCATGCGAGGTAGATGACGGCTTGATTCGATTACATGTAGGCGATGAGATACCGCAGGACGCAGTGGTAACGGCTGACTATTCCTATTATTGGAAAGTTCGCCTATCGGGGGATACATTTACAGCTGAGTTAGTCTACAAAAATATCATGAAGTCTAAGGAAATGAAACTGGTGACGGTACGATGAAAGAAGTTAGTGGCGTATTAGAAACGCATTTAAACACAGAAAAGCATTTCATGTCATGTGATCTGTATGATATTCGCTTGAAGAGTGGCGTATCTTACTACTATGCAGACACTGATAAAGATGTTGCCTACGGTGGCAAAGTATACCGAGTGGATGGGCCAATCATTACAAGAACCCAAATCAAGACGAGTTCAAAAGTTAGCGTAGACAAATTGACGTTGACTATCCATTCAGCACCTAATGACACTATAGGGGGAGTGCCTATCATGACAGTAGCACACAATGGTGGCTTTGATGGTGCTACAGTTCGCCTTATTCGTGTATTCTTTGGAGATAGTGGTACGGTCATTGGTGGATTAGATTTATTCCAAGGCCAAGCAGAAGTAAAGAGTGGCGGAGGGTTGACACTCCAATTAGAGGTAAAATCTGTAGTACAAAAGCTCAATACAGAGTGGCCAAACCGAAGATATTACCCTCAATGTCCGTATACTCTATATGAGGGTGAATGTGGCGTGAATATTAAGGATTACCGCAAGCGAGCGGTAGTAACGCAAGTGCCAGACCATAACACAGTAGTATTGAATATTACCCATGATAATGGCTATTACACAGCAGGTGGTATCGAGTGGATAAGCGGTGCATTGGTAGGGCAAACAACGCAGGTCATGAAAGACGATGGATCGAGAATTTACTTTATAACTCCATCAGAGGCTCAACCATCTGTAGGAGATGAGGCATACATCTATCCAGGTTGTGATAAAACGCCTGCCACTTGTAGGGCAAAGTTCAATAATTTCAGTAGAAATAGGGCAACGCCTTATGTTCCGTTAAAGGAGACAGTACGATGACGATTGGGGAGCAAATAGCAAAAGAGGCCATGAATTGGTTGGGTACACCACACGTGGATAATTGTATGGCTAGAAAGTACGGAGTCGATTGTGCTCATTTAATGTTGGGTGTATTGATTGATACAAACCTAATAGGCGAAGAGGATATGCAAATAGAACATTATTCTAATGAATGGCATTTGCACCGTTCCGAGGATAAATTCCTTAAATATATGGAGAGAATCGCCTACGAGGTCAATATTGATGATATGCAAGTAGGGGATTTCATTTTATTTCAATATGGGCGTTGCATTAGCCATGGTGCTATCTATATAGGTGATAACCAAGTAGTGCATGCATATGTAGATATGGGTGTGATTATCTCCAATTTAGATGATGTTATATTCTACGATAGCAAGGGCAATAGCCGTATACGCAAGGTTTACAGATACAAGGAGCATGAATAATGGGCGGTTTATTTGGCCGTGGTGGTGGAATCACTACAAGAACGGACAGAATTTCAGACTTTCAAATTAATAGTGCGAGTTATGGTGAGGTCGTTCCTGTAGTATTAGGCACTACACGACTAAGTGGAAATATCATTCAATGGGAAGATTTTACCGCACATGAACACCGCACATCACAACGTGTGGGTAAGGGTGGGCGAAAAAAGGCTACTAGTATTTCATATACGTATACTGTGGCGGTGGCTATTGGCTTATGTGAGGGTCCAATAAAACGAATAGGCAAGGTATGGATCGATAAAGAAACTTACCAATATCCAAACGACAAAATAGGCTTAACAGCTTATTTGGGAGAAGTAGGGCAAGCACCGTGGCCATATGCTGTGAGTAAACATCCCGATAGGGCGTTGCCGTATAGTGGATTATGCTACATGGCAGGAGTAGTCGACATGGGTGAACGTGCTAGTCTACCTACATTCAATTTTGAAATACAAGGGCAGTTATTGGAAACAGGGGATGGAGTCGATGTAAACCCAGCGGACTATATCATTCATGTGTTGAAAAGCGTGGGTATTGAAGAAACCGCAATAGATGGGATTGACAATTTTAGAAACTATTGTAGTCAAGCAGATATTCTGATTAGCTCCCCTCCTGAAACGAAATCACAGAAAGCACAGCAAATCGTTTCTGATATTGCTGACATCTGTAATTGCTATCTGTTTTGGTCGAATGATAGGCTTAAAATTGTACCGTTGGCAGATAAGCCTATCAAGTCATGGGATCCACACTCACAAATTCAATATGATTTAACCGAAGATGACTTCCTAAGCGGTAGTGATGGTAGGTTGGTTGAGTATAAACGCAAGTCGAATAGTGAAAGCTATAACACGGCTACAGTTGAGTTCATTAATCGTGCTAATTCCTACGAGAAAGAGGCAGTCACATTCGAGGTGTTGGCAGATGTGCAAAGAAACGGCAGGAAACCTGCTCCGAGTTATTCGGCTCACTACATCTACACAAAATCAAGGGCAATGTATTTGGCAGAGCAATTAGCCATGAAACGACTATATGAACGGAATCAGTATTCGTTCAAATTGGATTGGGCATTTTGTCGATTGGAACCAGGCGACTTAGTGACATTGACGGAAAGCACATGCGGACTTCATAAGCAAATCGTGGTGATTACTGATGTACAAGAGGCACAAGATGGTGAGTTACAAATCACGGCGATTGGTAAGCCACCTGGCATGTATGCACCTACGAAATATGATGTGCATGAGAATGAACGACCGTTTGTAGACTATAACAAGCCTGCTCAATCAATACTGGATGCTACATTCATTCAACCGCCTGCTGATGTTGTTGGACAAGGGCAAGAATTGTGGGTCGGAGTTTCCACGCCACAGGAGTGGGGCGGGTGCGAAGTATGGATGAGTGATGATCCAACGGCTAACTTCCAATCTATGGGAATGCTGAATACTACCGCAAGGATAGGTAAGTTA